CACTTTCTGATCCCCACGGGAAGATTCTCCAGATCGTGTAAAACCCATTAGAAGTCCAAAGTTAATAAAATTGGATCGTCTAAAAAAGGAGGAGTATATATACTCTTCTCCTTGTAGTTTACCATGATCATGGATACGAGTTTCATACTCGTATGGTCGCTCACCAGAAAAGAAAAAACAAACAGAGTTCATATTCAAGTAATAACTTGAAAAATAAACCTTACCTATAGATTCTTTTAAGCCACAAAAGGCTGTGATCTCCGACCATATCTTTCTACCATGAGAATTAGTCACCATTACACAATCATCACCATTAATGCACATTTTTGCATTTGATAAAGTAATGGAAGACGAAAATTCGTGTTCATCTGATAACTCTAACGCCCATCGACACAACGCACCATTAATGATGCATAATATCGGGAACGAAGTTATAGAACCCATTAACTGACCTGTAGTTTGTTGAGCTGTCTGACCCTGAATATCAGAGTCTTTCGGACCAACTAGTACATGCCCCGTTAATGAGCGTTTAAACAACATTGTCATTTGAGGATCAAGATCCAAAACATGACACAATTCATCTACCACTATATCCGAACACCAACCATGCAATTCATTCGTTGCGTTTTTATAATCAACTGACAAGAATTTGTTATTACTTGAAAGAAGTTTACCTAAACGTTTTTGTATAAAATCAGAGGAAATTTCTTCTCCAATCAATGAAAAACATGGATTACTCTTAACTGTTTTCCAAAGAAACCGTTGTAAAGGTTTCAATGCAGTATAAAGTAATGGGGGACCGGTTGTGATTGTTCTTATCTTCAACGCTTCTGGAAGAGATAGAGGTGTTGCCAACGGTGTTTCTTTTACCGCCGCATCAAAAATTCGACTATAGATCTCCGCAAACACAGTTTGCAGTCTACTTTTGTCGACTTGGATTCGTGACTGCTCTATGGAATGATTTCATCCATGAGTCACTTTCGTACATGTTTTACGTACCATTAACAAATCGGTACTCGGAATATTTCTAAATAGGTCAGGTCGGTGTTCAAGGATTTCTCCAAGTGCACCAAAAGCACCACGACTTGCGTTATAATGACTGTTTTTCGAAAAAATAAAGGTTTTAACTTTATCAATATCGGTAAATTGAACATACTTATACTTCCTAGTTTTTGAAGTATCAATAAACAATTCAC